TAGCTCGAGCAACATCAGTGCCACCGCCTTCTCCATCAGATTTCCAGTCGCGGTAACGCTGAGCTTCTGCCCTCATGCCTTCATTCGGCATAAGGTCAATTTCAACTCCGTTTACGTTTGCCATTACTGCGCTTACGTGTGGGCTCTACTGATTCAAGCAAGTCAAGCTGCACAGTTTCGTCTGTTAGATCAAGATCCTTGTCCAACTTCACCCCTGCTTCGGCGGCAAGCTCTTGCTCCCGCGCTAATTCATTGATGTTGTCGTCATAATCACCGCCTGAGTAAGCAATGATCTGGGCCTTAGTCATGTAACCAGCTTGTTCCGCCTCGCGGTAAGCCCTTACTTCTTTCAGGGGATCAACCCAGCTCCAACCACGAGACATCCAACGTGGACGGTCATAACGCTCTGGACGCAGCTCATAATCTGCGAATTGCAGCTCTCCAGCCAAAACTGCAAGATTCAACCACTCGCGATAAACACGCATATGAAACGTATCCACTAGATACTTCTGCACCACGCGCCAATGCTCACGATCCTCAAGCAAGCTCAAACGGCTACTGCTGTAATTTGTGTCGCTGAAATCACGAGACAGCGTCTCGTAAGAGCAACCAAAACCTGACGCAAAACGCCTGACCTTGTTTTTAACAAACATCTCAAACTGTTGATCCGGTGAATTAATCGCAGGAACTGTGACACTTTCGCCGCTTGAGAGGTATTTAAACGTGCCAGGTTCAAATTCACTGATGCGCTGGTTGTTCTCAACGTCGTCAGCAATCATTTCGCCTTCGTTGTTGGTGATGAAGCCCATGATGCTTGCACCAGCACGAGCGCGAATTACCGCAGCTTCCTCGTAGCCCTGCAATTGATGCGCATCCGCCATCACGCTATGGAACCAAGGCACCCCACGGTTCTGACCGGGGCGATCTGGCATGAACAGATGAATTACATCATCCGCAGGCAAGAAAATATGCTTTCGGTTTGGATCAGGCGTTCCCTGGAACCAAGTGTCACCAGGGTGGCGCGTCAAAATCGCATAACGAACAGGACGACCCCATTCGTTTACCTCTACGCCGTTACGCCATTCATTCCTTTTCGCAAGAGTTGCACCTTGATAATCCTCATCTAAAAGATCGCTTTCAAGCATCTGAAGCGCTAAAGGCACCTTTGAATTGCCAAACGGCTGCCTAAGAATGCGAAAGAGGGCTTCCCCTGATTCGCACATCGCCCCAACAGCAAGCCACTCAAACTCATGGAAGCTATACCGGCCTGCACAATCGCAATGAACCGCACGACTCCAGACTTCCCATTTGGACTCAATGTCCTTATTTATCCTGTTGTCGCGCTTTGTTCCCCTTAGCTGCAACACCTGTGATTGCAACGTAACTCCAGTGCCAATCACATTGATCTGTGTTGTGCGCTTCGCTTGCCTTGCGTACGGATTATTCCGCACCATTTCGCGTGAACGATCACGCAGCTTTCGCAGGTTAGTTTTGATCTCAGCGTCAGCACTGGCCTGAGTCGACATCCAATCGGCTGTCAACCTTGAAACCATCGCGCCGTTATAAGCCCGACGTGAAATTGGAGCTGGGTTTGGCTTGCCAAAGCCCAAGAAACCCATGACGCGAGTGCGAATACTCATGATTAGTTGAACCTCACGAACATGTTGCGTGGATTGCCAAGGCCGTTGGCAATAAGCTCAGCCTGCTCTTCACGCTTCACCTCACCCTTATATCGAGCCTCTAGCTGAATCAGATCAGGCAAGTCGTATCGCTTCAGGTTGCGATTGCCAATCTTGTATTCCTGTACTGCTCCACCTGCAATCAAAGTACGAATTGCAAGCTGAATCGCTTCAAGGTCTTTCTTGACCTGCGATCTGCCGTCATACGCACCAGGCCCAGTTGTGTAGGCAAGGTTGTCTTCAACCGTTAATGACCCATACCCCAGAGTCAACGTCTCCGATCCCTTGGTGGCAACTGCCTGCCAATACCAAGTGCCAGAGTCGAAATTTGTACTCTCAGCAGCTGTAATCGTAAATTCCCAGCCGGTACCGAACGCGCTGCCTGTAGAAGTAAGAGCCTCGTTACCCTTGTTAAACCTCAAGTAATACTTGAGAGTCCATTCGTCACTTTTGACCTCATTGCCGAAAACATCCGTAGCGGAGTCATCTCTCCACTTGACGGTGTCACCAGCCCTAATCTCGCTTGGGATGTTCACGGGACTACCAGCTTTGGACGAAATTACGGCGTTTAGGCCGTTTTTGCTGCTTAGATCCTAGCTGAGCTGCCTGTTTAGTCTCATTACGCTTCTCAAACTGATCCCAGATGCTTCTGCGATCAAATTTCTGATAAAGACGGTGTAATGCAGCATATGCATAGACCATTTCATCCAACGCTTCGTTTGGACTTTGACTTTTCTTGACCCAAACCCTTTCTGGGAATCCATTCCTATATCGCAGCACCTGCCTTTCAGCTGTTAGTTCCGAGAAGTAATCAGGTCCTACTGTCGGATAAAAATGCAGATATCCAGGGCCTGGATCGTTGTGCTTAAGCCTTGAGAACAAAAGTGACTTCACTCCATCGACGCCGACAGGGAATAATTGGGCACCATTTTTCATAGCTCTTCCTTTGAAATTAATATCAACCTTGCTTGGCTTGCCTAATGGTGGTTTGCCCTTCTGGCCCATACCTTTGATCGCAATTACACCCATCGCGGCTCGTTCTCGCGCATAGCCATACACCTCTTGGGTGTGGTGCCCACCAGAGTCAATACAACAAACCTCAATATTTAGGCTTCTTCCATCTTCCGTCTCATATGGGTTCTGCAGCACCTCGTCTAGCTGAGCCCATACTTCTGATCTTGACGGTGATCCATGCAAAACAACTCGATCAACCAGATAAGCCTCTTCATCTCGCCCATAACCCCAGACCGACAAACTCAATCTGTCGTCCTGGCAGTCACATCCGCAAGTAAGAAGTAACACTTCTGCAGGAGGGCACTCATGTTTGTACTTCTCCTCAGCAGCTCTTTCCATCAAAGAATCACCACTGATCTTGCTTGCATATTCGTCTTCCCAAACCTCTCCCAAGATCGTGTTAACCCACGTCTTCAACTGCTCCGCGTCGTGCTTTGCGTCAAGGAACTCCTCCACCAAGTTCGACCACGCAGCATTTGGCGAATAGCTGTACGCAGCCCAGATATGAAAACCAACATGCTTTCCATTGAACTCTGAAGTGCCTCTCCACTCACCACGCTCAACCATCCAACGCTTCTTTGAATGCGGAATGAAAACACCACACTTTTCGCAGCAGTAAGCCGCAGTCGATGCGTCACCATCTGTCCATCTGATGTTTGACCACCGCAAATACTGCATATGACCGCAGTCAGGACACGGCACGTAATAACGCCTCATGTCTGATTGGCCGTACATCCGCTCAATCCGACTGAAGTCTTTAACCGTTGGTGTAGACCCAGCAACAATTTTACGGTTCCAGTAGTACTCCGTACGCCTGATCCCCAGCTTGATCTGATCACCCTCTGAACCAGCCGAGGGCGGATAGCCATCAACCTCATCAAACAACACAATCCGCCTACTAACACGACGGAATCCCCTTGGGGAGTTAGCCCCGACAAGGCTCAACGTGCCACCAGGAAACTGCTTTTGCAGAATTGTGTTAGCGCCATCCTTAGCCTTCGCTTCGCTAACAAGCCCTTTCAAACAAGGCGTATCTCGCAACATCGGTGCGATCTCTTCCTTTGAATAGCCCTGCGCATCTTCAATCGTTGGTTGCACCAACATTATTGGGGCTGGGTCTTGATGGACGTGATACCCAATCACATGATTCAAAATCTTTGAATAGCCAACCCTCGCTGACTTCATCACCGTCACCTGCTCCACAGCTGGATCGGTAATTGCATCCATGATTCCTTTCTGATAAGGCAGCGTTCTCCATCGCCCACCCTCAGCGCTTGATTCAGCACTAAGGAACGCATGATTGTCGGCCCACTCACTAAGGCTCAGCTTTTCTGGTGGCTTGAACGCTAAAAGTGCAGCCTTCGTGATCGAATTAATGTCGCTCATTCGCCTGCCTCCGATGCAAGATCTTCAAGCGTTTCACGCACTATGTCTTCCAACGTAGCCATCGCGCCAACATCTAAGTCGGGTATTCGCTGCTTTGCTTTACTCGGGATGCCAAGCGTCTTACTTCTGGCAAGCGTGACAATCTCCACCCACTTTGCTTCAACATCAGCTGCTGGAACTAATACTCCTTCCTTTTGCTTCCTTTCTAGCTCTAGTAACTCGGCTTTTAGGTGCTCTGTCCTTGCCCTGCTTTCGTCGTAATCAGGAATATATTCCTGCGTCTTGCCCATGCGTGGACTTGGCTGTGATGCTTGCAAAGCCTTTCTCTTGGGGCTAGCCTTTCTCGCTTGTGTCTTTTTTCGGTAGTCCCCAGCGAGCGTGGACCCGTCAACCATTTTCTTCCCCTCTGCGTCAAGTCGAATTTGTATTCGACCAGCTTTTACTGCTGACAAAACAGCTTGGCGAGATATCCCAAGAATGCGTGCTGCTTCGGCTTGAGTTACTAGTGCCATTCGGCGATTAAAAGAAAATGTGTAGAAGAAAAATAGCCGGAGGAAAGCACGCCTCGGCTATTGACAGAAAGTTTATTGCACTGTCAACAAACTTTGTGATTTTATGCCTACATAAAT